GAATATTCATAATTTGGCAATACTTCATGAGGTGATCCTTGAAGTTATCATCAATCATGATCTTATTGAGATCAATAAAATTGGGATCATTGTAGATTCTAAGAACAAACTCCTTCGCGTGGAGTAAGCCAAGATCCATATAAATCGCACCCACGAGAGCTTCAAAGACATCCTCTAGAATCTTTGGGTTGTTATTCCAGTTGTTTCTCATGCCCTTCTCATCCATGAGAACCATATTATTGAGACCCATTTTGAGAGCTATATCAGCTAGGGTCTCGGAGCGAACGAGTTTTGTACGAGCTTTGGTGAGAAATCCTTCTTGTCTCTCTTCATATCTATCAAAGAGGAACTTGGTAATGATAAAACCTAACACGGAATCACCCATAAACTCAAGGGTCTCAAATGATTCATTGAATTGTTCATATTCTTTGAGCGCGGATTTGTGGGTGAATGCTCTGTGGTACAAAGAAAGATTCTTAATCTTTGTACCAACAAGCTTTTCAATATCTTGTTGATTGAAGTTCATATTGTTAAAATGTGTTATTTTTTTAAGCCTTCTTCACGTAGTGGGGTGAGAGGTACTTTTGGAGGTTCAAGTAGGTAACAACAACGTCAGCTGGTGGTTGCAACAAATCCTTGAGCTTATCGTCGAGGACAAGTTGGCGACCGTTTTCTGGATGCTTAAGACCGTTTTCAGTAATGTACTTGTTGATGAACTTCGTGACCTCAGAGCGAGAGACAAGTTCACCTTCGGGAAGACCCAAGAACTCACGCAACTTAGGCGTTACTTCTTGCTTACGGTTAAACCCATTGTTAGACGCACGAGCCTTCGCCTTTTCACCGGTTGGGTCTTCTTGGGTATTCTTGACCTTACGGACGAGCTTGGTGAGAGACTTAACGTCAGCTCGGAGAGCGGCAATTTCAGCTTGGATAGTTTCAAAAGACATCTTATACCTTGTATTGCGTCTTAATCTTTAAGTAATATAAATTAGAAACAAGATCGTGACAGCAACCAATGCTATAAACATAACATTGAAGTTATCTTCTATTCTTTGGACTGGGCGTCCCACAATACGATAAGGTTGTCTCGGTGTAATCCCCTTTACTTGACCAGGACACCCCCCCGCGCAACAATCTGCTGGACAAGGTTTCAACTGTGGACCTCTTCTCGCGGCGCAGAATTGATTTGACATTGGGTTACCTTCACCTTTGTAGGCATAACATTTACATTCATCGATAATGTTACAGACCATATTATTATGTAGCAATATAATAATGGACACTGAAATTTATTCAGAAGCTGTGATCAACAGATTTTTGAAGAAGAATTTATTCTTCAACGATCCAGTACTCGAGAAGTATTATCGAGATAACAATTTGACCGGTTTCAGAAAGCGAGTTCACCGACTTCACAAGAATGAGAGTTTTGAAAAGATAGTGTACGCTCTCGTCACCGATACAATTCGCGACATAGTGTTAAAAAGTGTTGGAGATCTCTCCGACTATTTGAAACTAATGGGTGATCTTGTGATATCTGGTGGTGAAGCTTTCAATATGCACCTAGAGCGTAAAGATAGATTAGTGACGAGTGATATCGATACAAAGTTTTTACCTCGAATTCCCCGTGATTCAAAATATTTTGGCAGACTTCAAGCCATAAAGCTTCTCTTGTGGGATAAACTCGGTGAAATTTCAAAGAACATTGGTATGAAAGTTAAGCAACGTCTCTCTAATTCGAATAAGATTGGAAAGTTCATAGGATTGGGTTTCGCCGAGCGTGGACCATACGTCACAAGAAGATACCTTCTGATCAAAAAGAAGAAGTCACAGCGTGGCAGTGAGCCAACGCGCGGTGATATTTTCATTGATGTTGAACTATTTGCACTTGACTTGAACTTGCGGTATTTTTCGATTAAAGATGGAAGAATCACACCGACCGTTCTCGGGGGTATCCTCGACATACCATTTATGCGTCCAAATGAATTTGGGTATGAAGTTGTGGAGTCAAAAAAGGCTGGGATTGTTTACAAAAACAAAAACACCAACACCATGATACATGATAAGCGTATATATGTTGCCGGAAAGCGCTTTTTACTCGACGACGTTTATTTGATGCAAAAATTGGGTCTTAGACCTGAAAAACGGGAAAAGGATAGACAGCGCATGTATAAGTTATCAAAACTGATCACAAAGAGTGCAAATATCAGACCAACTGATGACATAAACACAATATACGAACGTACACACGACAAGATAAAGAGTGTCTCCAGAAAGATCTCAAGACCAACACGTGTGAATATATCACTCGCAAGTAAAATCAATCCTTATAAATACGCCGAATACACTACAAAACCACAGGCCGATCGATTATCTAAACAGATTGTGTACGGTGTGAAAACTTCAATTCCAAATGTAAATATTCAAGGTTTTGCAAAGACATATGGCGCACAGCGTTTTGATTTAAAAACCCAAGAATGGATCAAGAACACATCAAAGAACTATATCAAAAATGAATATAACTACAGGCCAACGCAGTCGATGAAACTTCCCGACTATCTGAACATGTCAAAACTACTATACGGATACAAACCGATTCGTGACAAATGGGTACCAGTCGGTATCATAAAGAAAGCTGCACAGATTCCATTTGTTGGTTTAAAGAATTGAAACGTAAAACATACATATAATGTTGTACAACGCTCCAGTCAAAGGTGATGATGGTTTGTATTTTGTAAAGACTCTTACAGATGAAAAGCGTAAGTGCTTTGTTCAGCTGAACAAAGCGACTGTCAGTGAAGTATCCGGTGAAATCTCATTCGACTTGAAAACCGACTCCAACAGGGCTAAGATTCAAGCCATTGATGACCTCAACCTCGAATCCGCGCGCGAAAATTGTTCCGAGTGGTTCGGTAAAAATCTTTCGGACGATGTCATTCGGACTGCGTACACACCAAGTATTGTGAATGATCAAATCACAGGCGACTGTATTGCGGTCACTAAAGTTTTCAACAGTGACCAAGAACTCATCGACATTGAAATGATCAAGCAGGGTAAGAATTGTAATATCATCCTCGAATTTGCGGGACTCTGGTTTGCGAAGAAGGCCTTTGGTCCAGCTTGGAATATTTTTCAGGTCAAAATTTTCGATGAACCAAATCTCGAAGTATACCCAGAAGAATATGCATTTAATGACGAAGATGGGGAATAAAAAAATTGTTGATCTTATATAAAAGATAATGAAGGGTCGCACTCAGAACCTCATGATGTTGCTTGCCATCGCTGCTTTGGTGTTCGTACTCTTCAGTATGAACGGCAAATCTAACTACTCAATTGACGAAACTGAATATGCGGCGTTTGACTTTGCTCCAGCGGCGGGTCCAGCGGCGGGTCCAGCGGCGAAGGCTGGCTGTGGTATGCGTGCGGGTACCGGTCTCGCGTCGTCTCTTCTCCCACGTGAAGTTGCTTCCCAGGAGGACTTCGGTCAGTTTGCTCCAGAGGATATCCTCAAGGGTCAAAACTTCCTTGAACCACGCAAGCAAATTGGCTTCCCAGAAACGGTCGGTGGCGCGTTGAGAAATGCGAACCAACAAATCCGTTCGGATCCACCCAACCCAAAGGATGGCTACGTGTGGAACAACTCTACCATAGTTGCAGACGAGATGCAGCGTGATTTGTGCTAATTTCACTTAAAGATTAGACCTTAGCTTTATGTAAATAATGTCAGTACCTACCGAACTCTCCGAAAGTGTTTCGAAGCTTGTTGAACTCAGTAAGCAACTTTCTGAAGCGAAATCTGATATCAAAATCCTTAATCAAGAAGAGAAACGTCTCAAAGAATCTGTGAAGAGACATATGATAGATCAGGGTATTGATACCATTAACCTCAGAAAGGGTAAAATTAGTGTACGCAAATCAGTGCGTAAAGGCAGTATGACTAAGGATGCTGTAAAGGATGGACTTCTCAAATTCTTTGGTGGTGATGAAGTTAAGGTCGAGGGGGCGCTTAATGCTATCCAGGACAATCTTAAAGTAAAGGAGTCAACTTCTATCTCGTTAACTGGGATAAAAGAAAAGCCCTCTAATGAAGATAAGTAATAACCATGGTTTGGAGTCAATACGTTTACGAAGCTACGACGGGATATGATGTTCTCCCAAGCGATGAAGAAGAATTTGAAGATGACATTCATCTCAGTGTTGAAGATTGGCAAATCAAATACTCAGATGAACTATGGGAATTGTGGAGACGCGTTGAACAACTTATTCACGACGCATTCCTTGAACATACACTCATGACGGAATGTACATTTTCCGATTTCGCTGAGTTTTGTTACAATGATCATCACGATGATTGTGACTTTGTTTGGATTCCATATGAATCAAATTTGTCGTATATCTGGAGACATATCCAAGAATATTTGGAAGATACAGGTCTCTATGATGAATTCATGCCTGGCGCTACATTTGATCATTGGGTTAAGTTTGCAGCAGAGCATACTAAACAAAATAATATAACTATATATTAACCATGCTCCCAGATATCACCTCCCAAAAAGTTGCCGTTCCAGCTGCTCTTTTTTTGGCGCTCAGCCCAGGCGTCCTCTTGACCACCGACGGGCGTTCTCTCAAGTTCGTAAACGGAAAGACCTCGCAAATGGCCACTATGTTCCATGCGCTCGTGTTCTTCCTCGTGTACAGTCTCATCGCGAAGGCGATGGGTCTCGTTTTGACGAAGACCGATTTGATCGTCACAACCACTCTCTTCTTGGCGCTCAGCCCAGGTCTCCTCTTGACTATTCCCCCGGGTTCTGGCGGTCTTCTCCGATCCGGACAAACGAGCATTCCCGCGGTGTTGACCCACGCGATTGTTTTCGCTATGATCTTCGCGCTTTTGCGTCGTCAATTTCCTCAATTCTATTAAATAGGAGAATGAAGTACCTTGTTTTGGGTCCCGCATCAATGGGTATCTATTCGTTGATTGGGTCTCTCAAAGCACTTGAATCCAAACTCATAGATGTGAAGGAAATATCTGGATCATCTGCGGGTTCAATTTTAGCGTTACTTTTGGCACTGGGGATGTCCGTGGATGAAATACTAGAAGTGTCTTTATCTCTGAATATCCCCGATTTTGTTAAATTACGCATAGGCTCATTCTTTAACAAATTTGGTTTTGTTGATTTAGGTCCTATTCGTGAAAAACTCGTAGAAGTGTGTGGGTGTGATCCCACATTTAGTGAACTGGAGATGAAGATTTATGTGTCTGCGTATTGTCTGAACTCATCATCAACTGAGTACTTTTCTAAGGATACTCACCCCGATATGAAAGTTATTGACGCAGTTTGTATGAGTATGGCGATACCGCTGATTTTTGCTTGCGGTAAGTACGAGGGAAAGACCTATATAGATGGGGGAACACAAGAACAATATCCAATGACTCCATTTTTGGGTAAGAAGCCACATGAAGTTACATGCATAAAACTGAAAATGGATAGAGTTTATCAAGAAGAAATAAACAATCCAAGACAGTTTGTAGAATCTCTGATTCGTTCATCTCTCACAAATAGAATAGAATACAGTAAATATACAAAGATTTTTGAAATAAATGTGGGGGATACTAATATTTTTGATTTTGGTATGTCCTACGAGGAAAAGGTTAGGTTGTATAATATAGGCTATTCTACTATAAAATAATTCGTTACACTTTTTTGTTAACTTAATATAAACAATGAACGCGTGTGATCCAGACGCGGATATAGAAAACCTTAGGAAGTTGATTAAGATCAACGCTGGGGTAGATATTAAGTTAACAAAGAAAGAAATATGTGAAGCTTACCAAGATATTCAGGACGGCAAGTTGCCTCTTCCACCATTGGTTATGAATTCAACTAGGACTTATCTCGTTGATAAAAAGTCCCCATTGAAGCCCAATGACTATGAACTTCTTTTTGATTCAACCACAAAGAGAGCCGATCTTAAGCGGGTCGCTCGTAAGGTTAATTTGAAGAATGTTGAACAGATGACAAAGAGTCAAATTGTTGATGCTATCGGTAAGCGTCTCCGATATATGAAAGTTCATGAACCTGTTAAATTCGCACGAAAGCGACGGGTTTCGGTTAACACAAACACAGCAGTGAATAACACAGCAGTGAGTAATGTTAACAATGCTAATTTCAATATCAACCGTGTCAACACCAATGTGAACACGAACCGTGTGAACACCAATGTGAACACCAACATGAACCGCGTCAACACCAATGTGAACACCAACATGAACCGCGTCAACACCAATGTGAACCGTGTGAACACCAATGTGAACCGCGTGAACACCAATGTGAACCGCGTGAACACCAATGTGAACCGTGTGAACCGCCCCAAAGAAAGAAATTCAAAGGTAACATTTCCATCCGGTGGTCTCTTTACCAAAGGTGGAAAACCAAAATTTTTGGGTGGTGTGAAAGAACCGGTCGGTAACAAGAAACCTGGATTTTTTGCCAAACTATTTGGCAAGAAAGAGAAAAAGAATTTTGTTCCCGCCAAGAAGTTCAATGGTTCAAAGGAAGGTTATGTTTTTAGAAAAGGTGAAAAGGGGTTGGGTTACTACTTAAATACTGGTGCCGTTCAGGTACCACAAATACCCACTGCGAATATCATTCAACCAACCCCAACTAATGGAGATTTCTCACTTGATCTCGCAGTCGCGAGAGTTAAGCAACTTGGTCTCAAGAGAGAGCAACAATTTTTAAACAAGATACAACTCGGGCGTCGTCAAAGAAAACAGATTGTCGTGGAAGCTGAGCAAGCCAAAGAAGAGGAAAATCAACTCGTGGCGTACTTGGAACAGTTAAATATATCTAACACGAACCGCAACAGTTTCAAACGAAGAATGGCTACAGATGAGTTTAAACAGCTCCGTGTTGAAGCTCAACTCAAAGCTGATGATAAGGCAAATGTCATACGCTCAAATGAAGAAAAGATGGCTCTATTTCTTAAGACGACATCTCTCACAAATACAAACCAGACTTTGTTTTTGAATAGAGCTCGTAAGGAGGGATCTAATATAAATGCTCTCATTGAAGAAGCCAGAAAACTCAACTCAGACATAAAGTCTAAAAAGTTGTCAAACAAACAAGATGAGTTTCGCAAGATACTTCAAAACTATAACAAGTTGAATGCTTCTGATAAAGAGGCGCTCATCGCTTCTGTCACAGAAACAATGAATGTCAATTCATTGAGAAAAATGGCTGATGAGTTACTTCAAAAGAGGATTGAAGAGAAACAGAATTTGGTTGCTCAAAATCTTCTATCTTTCTTGACACCTCTCCAAATTAACCAGAAAAATAAGAATGATTTCCTGCGACGATTTAGAAATGAAGGTGCAAACATAAACACAATCAAGAGTGAAGCCCTTAAACTCCAAGAATCTAAGGGATCTTCTAACCTTGAAAACTTGCGAGTGCGTCTTGAGACCCGTCTCAATGAGATTAGCCTCAACCAACTCAACAAGAATGCCATTATGCGAAAGTTTACAAATGGTAATCGCAATGTTGATAAATTGATTGAAGAAGCCAAGAACCTGAAGAAACGGAGAAATGACGAAGGTCTTAACAAAGCACAAAAAGAGTACCGTGCGTATCTCAACACCCTCCCAGGGCTTACAAATGGTGACAAGCAACAATTGATGAACAATGGAAGTATGAATCGCAACAAAGCGAAGATTGTTTCAAATCAGAGAATCTCCAACAAGAAACAGAGCGAACGAAATGGATTCTCACAGTTCCTCACAGAACTTGGACTCAATAATAACGATAGAGCCAATATGATGTCCCAATATAACAGTGACAAACTCACTGTAAATGCACTTCGCCAAAATGCTCAGACATTGAAGAACAAAAGAGTTACCGAACAAAAGGCACTCAACAAGCAATCATTGAAAAACTACATGAATCGCACAGATCTCTCCACTGAAGTCAAGACTAATATTGAGAAGAAATTTAATGCAAATCAATCCAATCTTAGAACACTTCAAGCTGAAATTAACAAAATGGTTAAAAATGCACAAAATACTAAACTTGCAAATAACAAGGCTAAGTTTACAAACTATGTACGAACAACGATTCTTTCACAAACAAATCAAAACGCCTTTATCCGTAAATTGAACGCCAACAATGTGAATGTGTCATCTCTTCGTCAGGAAGTGAACGCGATGGTGTCACGAATGGTTCAAGTGCAAAGAGATAAAGACCGTGATGAACTTGACGAGTACATGAAAACAAAGGGATTGACAAACGGAAATAGAAAAACCATTCTCAATAAGTTTAATGTAAACAGTGAGATTGCGCTTAAGAATCTCAAACAAGAAGCTAATGCAATTGTTATTTCACGAATACAGGAAAGAAAAAACGCAAACGCTGCGGAATTGAGAGAGTATGTGAGAGAACTTGGTTTAAATAATCAAGACGCGAATGCTCTTGTCACTAAATTGAACCGTAATAGTTTGAACTCACTCAAAACAGAAGCTGATCGCATCGCTAAGAAAAAGGCGCAAAACAGGAAAAGTGCTAAACGACGCAACCTAAATGCATACATGAATGAAATTGGTTTGAATACAAATAATAAAGAAGGTATTCTCAGGAAGAATGTTTCATTGAATGAAGGAAAGAAGTTGGCAAATCAAACCCTTCAAATGAGAATTAGAGAGAGAAGAGAGAAGAATGTTATAAAATTAAAACTTCATCTCAACAATCTTAATCTCACAAACGGGGAGAAACGCAAGTTTTACAATAATTTCAACAAGAATGTAAACTTGAATACTATAAAAAGTAATGCGTCATCTCTCGCCGCGAGTAAGAAGGCTCAAATAAAGGCCGAACAAGTAGCTAATCTCAAAGCATTTATGAATGTTCAAGGTCTTACTAGAAGTGAACAGAGACCATTCGCTAACCGACTTAATAAAAATCAAGATGATCTCAATGCACTCAAGTTAGAAGTTGAAGAGTTTGCGAGTGAGAAGTTTAAAAGTCTGAAAGCAAAGGCAAGACAAGATCTCGTAAAGTATCTCAGTAAGTTGTCGTTAGATCAATCAAATGTAAATGGCATTCTTAAGAACTTTGACAATACAAATGTCAATTCTAATGTTCTCAAAAAGAGAGCCAAAGAAATCAACAAGTCTCGTAAAAATCAACGGTATGCCCAAGATGAGTCTGAGTTTTTCAACTACCTCAACACTCTTCAAAACCTAACAGCTGAAAACAGAACTGAAATCACTTCAAAACTTAATGGATACTTTACAAATTGGAATTCTATTAAAAAAGAAGCAACCGATACAGCCGTCCAAAGAGCTAAGGAACGACGAGTTCGTGAAAAATCTGAACTCAATAATTATTTAACCAATTTGGGTTTCAATAATAACACAAAACGAAACTTCTTCAAAAATCTGGACGATGGTAAGAAGAATTTGTTTACATTGAAGAAGAATGCTGTAGCTTACAGAAAACAACTCAATAATAACGCCAAGGCTGGTGCTAGAAAAGGGTTTTCAAACTTTTTGAACACCCTCTATCTCAATAATTCTGATAGAGCTGCATTCTTGGAACAATTTAATGACGGAACTACCAGTCTCAACCGACTTCAACAAAATGCTCGACAGAAAGAAGTCAAAACAATTGAAGAAAAGAAAGGTGAATTGTTTGTTTATCTATCGGAATTGGGTCTTGAAGCTCCAGATAGGAATCTCATTTTGAAGAACTTTAACGCCGATCCACGAAGTGTCAATAATTTGAGAAATAAGGGGAGACAAATTAAGAATGCTCGGAACGAGGAGAGACGAATGGAAATTCGTCGCGAATTGAAAGCGTATCTCAATGGTCTCAACTTGTTAACAAATAAGAATAAACAGAATATATTGAACAAAAATCTTTCACTTAACAATGGTAGAGCCGAGGGTAACCGCGCTCAAGAGTTTAAGAAACTGGCAAAAAGGAATGTAAACACCACCACACTCAAGAACTCAATTAGAAATCTTTCAAACAAGGATCAAACATATCTTTTGAATAAATTTGAAACAAGAAATGTTACATTGAACTCTGTATTAAAAGAAGCTGAAGACTTGAGAAAGAAACGGTCTTTAGAAAAACGGTCACGTGAAAGAAATGAACTTTATAATTTTGTCAATAAACTTGACATGAATGTTGCCGATAGAAATTCAATTATGAATAAGTTTAATAAAACAAACGCAACTGTGAATACTCTAAAAAATGAAGCATCTCGGTTGAGAAATAAGCGCACATCTGAAAAGCGTGCTCTTAACAGAAGTGAATTGAGTGGCTTCCTCAATACACTCAATCTCAGTGGTACTAACAAAAAGGGTATACTTAACAGATTTAATGCAAATAAGAATGCCAGTTTGACTTCTCTTCGTACAAATGCCGAAGAACTTCAAAAGCAGAGAGGTATTGAAAAGCGTCTCGCAAACAGAGAAGAAGTTTCAAGATACCTTACAACATTGGGTCTTTCAAATGCGAATTCTCAAATTATCCTCAACAAATTTAATACAAATAAATCTGTCACAACAACGAACGCTCGTAAAGAGGCAAATGCACTCTTACAGCAACGAATTAAAGAAAGTGTCGCAGCGAATAGAGAAGATCTTGTGTCCTATATGAATACACTCAACCTAACAAACGCAAATAAGTCTGCAATCTTAAAGAACTTTGACAGTGAGGCGGTCAGTTTAAATAAGTTGAAAAATAGGGCGGCAAATATTAACTCACGAATTAAAACCAAAGCTTCGGAACGCCAAGAATTGTCCAATTATATCAATGATTTGGGTATCAATGGGACAGTGTTACTTCAAAAGTTGAATGATGGGCGTTCCACTCTTAATCGTCTTAAACAAGATGCCAGAAAGATGCGCAATGTATCTGATGCTCAAATGATTAAGAACAAGAAGGAAAAACTTCGCGACTACATGAAAGAGACTAGACTCAAGAACACGAATAAACAATCATTCTTGAACCGAGTAGAACTCAATACCAACATGGATGAGATTAAGAGAGAAGTACGGGAACTTAACACGGTCCTCAAGATAATGAATGAGGAGGTTGCTCGTAAAAGATCAGAACTTAGTGTGTTCCTTGATACTCTCAACGATCTAACTAATGCACAAAGAGTGGGGTTGGTGAAAAAGGTTGTTAGTGCGAATACAAATATTCAACCACTCAAAAATGAAGGTAATAGATTGAATAAATCCGTTAAGAACAAACGAGCTGAACGGCAACGCCTCGACGAAGAAAAGAAACGCAAGGAAGAGGAGTCTAAAAGGATCAGAGATGAAAAGAAACTTGAAAAGCATCTCAGAAGTCTCAAACATCTTACAAGTAAAGAGATGGAAGGATATATGACCGATTTCAAAACTGGTAAAAGTCTCATTAATGACTTAATTGCGGTATCAAAAGCAAAGAATGCCGACAATGAAAAAGATAAAGATGTTGTACGAAACTATGTGAGAAAAGCTGACATCCCACAATTCAAAAAAGATGTGTATCTCAAACAGCTCAACACACCACATGTAAATGCAACACCAATCAAGGGTCTTGTGAATGTGAATGTCGCGACACAAAAGGTTGAGATTCAGAAACTCATTAAAAATTTTGAAGCCAAACTCAAAAAGCTATCAAACATCACCTCCGACGAACGTGCCGTCTTTAAAAATAGACTGAAGACGGAATCAGTCAGTGATGTCTTCAAAAAGGCTGAAAAACTAAATGCTTCTAGAAAGGCTGCGAGACAAGCTAAGGACAAAATGATTAAGAACACTGCCAAATCTCTACAAACTCTGACAGATCTCACACGGAATAACAGGAAGATGTTTATGAACCGTTTGAATAAAAATGGTCAAAAGAGGGTCATTATGAACGCGGTAGCACTCAACGATGAGAGAAAGAAGGTCAAGAGAGATGAGGAGAGTGCGCGAAAAATTGAGGCGGAGAAGAAGCGTCTCGAAGAAGAAGCTCAAAAGAGGAGGAATGCCGAAGCGTTACGAATTAAGAAACTCAAAGAACAAGAAATGAAAAATGTGGCTTCCAGGCTTCAAGATCTCACAAGCCTTGAGAGGGAGAACCGAAAGAAGTTTATGAACCGTTTGGCTACCAACGGTCCTCAAAAGGTCCTTTCAAATGCTACCAAATTGGACGCAAATAGAAAGGCTGATGCTAGACAGATTCGTGGGGGTGTTGAATTCAAACTCAAGAAGATTGGTGTCTCCGGTTCCAATCTTAAAACTCTCATGAAGCGGTGGAATGATTCAAAGAACAAAACAATATTTGATGACGCGCGCAAGATGATATCTACTAAGAGACAACCCCTCATAAATAAAGTCAAGCGTGTCGTACCCGCTGGTAATAATATGTCTCGGGCTAGACAAAAGTGGGAAGCGGCTATTCGTGAAGCTGAAAATGACGCATCACTCCAAAAGATTGAACGACTTTTGGAGAGCAAGTTGAAGCTCAAGGCTAGAACCGAATCGGAAGTCAAGGATCTTCCACCACGGGAACAATCGCGGTACCTCAAGAACTTTATGGCTTATCGCGACGATTTGAGTCAAAAGACTCAAGAATTAGACCGCATTGCCAAGACAAAGCGTGATACTAAGGATCGTGCGACGAAGGAGACTGCCGCAAAGCTTCAATCCATGAATAAGTTGGGGCGTGACAATAGGAAGCGTTTCATGAATAGAGTTGCGGGTGGCGAGAATGCTCGCAAGGTTTTAACAAACGCCGATAAGTTGCAACGCAATCGCTCAGCTAAGCAGCGTCTTGAAGCTGAGCGTAAGCAGAGAGAGCAACAACAAGCGCAGCAACGTAAAGACCGGGAACAGAAAACGCGTGAATACGAAAAACAAAAGCAGGCTAAATTGAGAGGAAATACAGCTAGAATGCTTCAAGGTATGAGTGGTCTTGAACGTTCTAACAGAAAAGAGTTTATGCAGAGATTGGAGAGGGGTGAAGATCCCGCGAGAGTTATCTCCAATGCACAACGGAGGGACGCATCAAAGAGAGTGCGCCCAACAAGTGGTCCTGTGCCACAACAAGGTCGCATTGCACCACGCACTAAAAAGATGAAGGCGAAGAACCGCACCCGTGTGCAAGTATCTAGACAACAAAGGAGAAGACGATAAAAATCTCACCCAATATTAGATGAAATCCAAAGTTATTATTCCACTCAGCAACTCCGGTATTCTCAGTGTGCACGGTTACAGTGATGTGCGCGATAAATCCTCACTCGCGAGACACCGCGCTCTCGGGAAGGTGATCCGAGCGGGTGAACCACCCCTCGGTCTTTTCCGTCGTCTCAATGTGTTGATGATTCTCTTCAAGCGTACAGATCCCAAGTTGTCCAAGATTTTCAAGAAGGATCGTGATTGGGTCAAAGAAAAATATATGTAGATATAAATGTCATCTTTGTATGCATATCTAGTAGGAATGCGGATAGAGCCTCTAGCCGCACGAGATCCCACACCAGAACCAGAACCAGAACCAGAACCAGAAAAGAAGGGTAAATTGGGTTACATACTCGTGGGTGTCATGGGTTTAATATTGTCAAAGTTAAAGACTTAAAACGATTTTCTTTTAATGGAAAATTGTGATGTATGTTGTGAAAAGTTCAACAAAATAAATCACAAAAAGGTTGAATGCCCCTTCTGTGATTTACAGAGCTGTCGTGCGTGTTCCCAGAGGTATCTCCTATCCATCGTGGATGACCCTCACTGTATGGGATGTAAAAATATATGGAATCGTGAGTTCGTAGATACATTTTGTACAAAGTACTTTCGTAACACTGAACTCCGTCGTCATAGGGAGACGATCCTATTTGAGAGAGAAAAGGTTCGCATGCCAGAAACACAACACGAAGTTGAAAGGATACGTGCCATGCGAAAAATCCACTTCATCATAAATGAACAACGCAGACGTCTCATAGAACTTCATCAGAAACACGGGATTTATGTTCCAGTCACAACAAATATTCCCATACCCGATGAGATTCTTGAACTCCGTGAAGATATGGAACAGAGTTATCGGGAACTAGAACGCCTTCGTCACGGTGGGGAACTTGTCATCGGTGAAGAACCCAAAAAGTTTGTTCGTAAATGTCCAACGGGGGAATGTAAAGGTTTCATGAATGAGAATTGGTTTTGTGGTCTTTGTGATGGACACTTCTGTGAGCATTGTAATGAAAAGATTGAGGATGATCATGTGTGTGACCCAGATGCGGTAAAGACTATGGAACTTCTAAAGAAGGATACGAAGCCATGTCCCAAATGTGGAACAGTCATACAGAAACTAAGTGGATGTTCTCAGATGTGGTGTCCAGATTGCCACACAGCCTTTGACTGGCGCACAGGTCAGATTGAGACGGGTCGCATTCACAACCCCCACTATATGGAGTTTAAGAGGGGTCATATCTCTTCAAGAGAACACGCAGACATACCGTGTGGTGGTGTACCATCTTTCAGAGAGCTACGACAAATAAACGCACCCGATGACGTCATGCGTTTTGCGATGGTACTTTACCAACTTGACAGAGATCTCATATACAGATACGGTGATATATATGATGGGGATAATCAATATCTTCGTGTTGCCTACATGTTGAATGAACTAGAAGAAGATAAGTTTAAGAAGGAACTCCAAAGACGAGACAAACAACGGGAGAAATACAGGGACATTAACAATATATTTAGAATGGTCATAGATACAGGAGGGGATCTCCTAAGACAGTATGTACTTGAACCCGATAGAGTTGATGAAATCATAGATATAGGATTAAAACTTGTAGATTATGCGAATGAAGTCATGAAGACCATTCGGACAAGATACAATTGTCTGGTTCCCTACAATATTAATCTTTTCTAAAAGTAAGATGATACTACTTGTATTGGCTCTCATACTATTGGTACTTTACCTATTACCAATATACCGAGAGCCTCGTGTCATTCCAAACTTTCTGACAGAAGATGAAAGGAAACATATCATGGAAAAGGCTAAAACAAAGTTAGATGTCTCTACTATCGCCGAAAATCGGGTAGTTGATAAAAAGGTGCGAGACAGTGAAACTGCGTGGCTTGATTTTACGGATCCAGTGGTGATGCGTGTCGCTCGTAGATGTGCGTCCCTCACAGATAGACCCATTATGAACTGCGAACATCTCCAAGTTCTTCGTTACAAACCGGGTGGTCATTATAGACCCCACCAAGATACATTCAGTGACACCAAAGGTAATAAGAGAATGTACACGGTGATATTGGCTCTCAATGACGACTATGAAGAGGGTGAAACGGAGTTCCCCAATCTAAAGAAGAAGTACAAGCTGAAAGCGGGTGATGCTCTCCTTTTTCACACCCTCGACAATTATGAACTCATGACATCCAAGGCTTTACATGGTGGGAAACCTGTAAAGTCTGGGGAAAAGTGGGTTTGTAATTTATGGGTACATAAGTATCCTTATAATTCGTGAGCAACTCTTTCACGGTTAATCATGTGGAGAGCTTCCACATCTTTCTTATTTTGACCCACGTATGGGACGGCGTAGCCTTCATCACACATCCACTTGTTAACATTCGTCCATTGACCACCCTCGGAGACCCACACCTCTGCGAGGATGCGCCCAAACTTACCACGAGAGTCCTTCTCGGGACATCTGAGTTCAATCTCAATATCATCCTTCTCGGATGCGATCGCCTTGAGACACCATTCCTTCAACTTCTTCTTGGAAAGGAGTCCATACTTCTTCTCTTCTCTATCTGATGTACGAGACTCTGGGGTATCGATGCCAAGGAGGCGTACCCTTTGACGAGTACACACATCAAAACCAAGGTCAATGGTCACATCAATGGTATCACCATCGACAACTTTTTCTAGTGAGGAGACGCGGTAGACAAATTCACACACGGGCTGGGAGTAAGTAGACATATAGTGTAAATGAACATTATTCTCCCCACAGATAGCTCATAGACCTTGACGTTGATAGTTTGATACGTTTGAATAGCCACCACATCATATTAAAAGAAAGCGACATATTTTTTAATATGGTTGATGTAGAAGCCCTCGCCAAACAAATATATTCTCAACTGGGTGCTGGTTACAGTGAGAGAGTATACCACAATGCTATGGAGGTACTTCTACGAAAATATGGTGTTCAATATGAGAGTGAGCGCATCGTTCCAATCCCATTTGAGGGTCATGTGATTGGTAACTTGAGAGCCGACATTATTATTAACAATGAGACAATCTTGGAGTTCAAAGCGATTAAGACTCTGAACGATGCGGCGGACTTACAGGCACAAAACTATCTTCATCTGACTGGGTTGAAGAGAGCGTATCTGATAAATTATCCCCCGTTTCCGAACCGAGAGGTTGAGGTCCGCCACATTGTTGCATTAGGATCATTAGAGGAAACATCTTAGTCAATATTCCATAAAATTCTCGAGCTTCATCGTGGTATTTTTTTGGATCTTGAAGACCATCTGTGAGAAGTTCGTTGGCTCTATTTAGATGATACCGGGCTTCCTCTATACAGAACTTTTGATGTTCATCCATTATTCACTTGTGTGTCAGCTTCTTTAAGTATGAAACATGTTGGACATTTATGGTACTTTGGGAAGCATGTTAGACATGCGTAGTGAGGACATTTCCTAAACTTTACACATTTCTTGATGTTAAGACAAAGTAGACAGTCTACGTCATCCTTAAAATCAAGAATTTGATTCTCGAATTTCCAGAAACAGAGACTACATACCTTCAATCCTGTGTACATCTGTTTATGACAGACATCAAAATTAGGACAGGGTTCCTTGATCATTACTATATCGTGGGGATGAATTCCCACTGCAAATCGCAACAAATCTTTTTCCATATCACATCTTGTTGATAAAGTTTTTCTTTAGATTTGAGTAATGGAAAGTACTGAAGATATTCATCTGCTCCCAAGAGTTCACAAAATTTATAGAGGACGTATGAATAACTAAGAAAGTTTTTCCTTTCGGAAGGGCAGTTGTCATCAAATGGTTTTTGAATATCCTTAAACATAATTCGCAATTGTTCTTCCAGTTCTTGTGGCATGTTAGGCGCTCTGATGCCATTCAGAATATTTGTTATATATGGAACATGTTCATAGTACTTGTTTAATCTCAACTTTTTGAGCAATCCTCTAATTTTAGCGTGTGTAATTTCATCCAATTTCTTGATCTTAATCTTTTTGAGTTCAGATCTCAATTGTTCCATCACCTCATCGGGTATCGTTGTCATTTCCTGTGCTTGAAACTGACTCAACCATTCATTGAAGTGGTTCTCCCTTTTGTAACTATAATTAACAACTTTCTCCGATGTTTCTTGTTCTTCTCTATATGTCAACTCTTCGCTAATCAGACACGCTATGACTAGACCACATGAATCACATACAAGTTCACTTGTATCCTGAAAATGTACTATGTTACTCGATGAACAGGTCGTACATTGTTCTATTATACGATCTTTCGATCTGGCTACATTTTGATTTTCTACTTCAGCGAGATAATCGATGAATATGTCTTTACGTTTTAGACCCACTGTCTCTTTCACGTTGAATACATTATCAGTATTTGTTTCGATACCATTCTCTTCTACATATTGATTCATATATGGCATGCACTTGATTATATACTCAGACATCTCATCTTCGTACCTGCTTTTATTTGAAGGATCGGTTTCAATAAGATTGTTCCAATTTTCAATCTTATTGTTATACCTACTTAAAAAGTTTCCCTCCATTATAATTAAGAATGTTGATCAAACTTTTAAGTACTGTTATATTTTGGTACAAAAAATTGACTACATATCCAGACTATCACATTATTTCAGAGGAACTTGAGTATAAAATAGACTATAGAATAAAGTATCAAATCGAAGATGAATTCTGGAAAAATGAAAGTAAGGATTGGGATGGTGTACTCGATGAATTCTATGTACTCGTGAGTGGTAAGAACTTCAGAAATACAATTGTTCCACAAAATGTCAAGAAACTGATACTAAGAGTCAAGTATTGGTATGGTGGTAAAATATATAAGGCGGTATCAACGAATATAAACTTCAAACCAGGGCAAGTTGTCGAGGAAGGTATGAAGTTTTCAATCCCAATTAGTAGTGCTTGGATCGTGGATCATGATGATAAACCACAGGTAAACATTACTGAAAAGGTCAAAAGATATACTGGACCGAGAAATGATTTCCACGGGGAATCTGTACCATTACAAGATTTTCTATATTACACAACGAAGATGCTTCAGAAGAAGTACCCCAAAGTGTTACTTTTAAATACAATAGGTATGAAAAAGATTTTACTTACACGTGAAGACCTTACAACTGATCTTCGGATACCTTAGTTGCGAGGTAGAACTTGAGATCACCTAGATTGGCGACGTTATACTTCAAGATTAGGAATCTATTACCCTCTTCCTGCATGATTTGCACAGACGCACACATACTCGTCGCCTTTGTAAATATATTCAGGTACCTCAAAGAATAGAGTCCACCAATTTCAGAACTTTCTTCGGGACATTTAATACATGTCTCCTGTGAGGCAAAATCACCGTTACATTTTAGTCTGAAATCAAATCCACTTCTCGTGATTTCAATATCCGTTCCAATATTTGACATGTCCCGGCAGAGTCTCTGGAAATCCGCCGATGGTAATATTGTATTACTTGTCATCGTAACATTTGGAACTTCAATGCGCGATTCATTAATGTCGAGAAGTTTAAGTTGAAAATGTGTGTTCGTCTTTTTAGAATCACTTATAATTTCAATATCCATATGTTCTTTTGAATTGATTTCAATTTTCAAGACATCATTATTTGTAATTGTTTTTAAAAGTTTGAAAGTATTTGAAATATTAATTCCAGCGATAATCTCTTGTTCACAAGAATATTCCTCAAAATTGTCTGCTGCCAAATACATATCAACTAGGGATGTCCTAGCTGTGTCGAGGGTTACGATATACATTCCATCCGGTTGAAAGTAAATGTTAACATCATTTAGAATGTCCTTGAGTACTTCAAAGATGGACTTTACGGCCGAAGCTTGTATAGTCACTAATTTCATATCTATACAATATTGTGCGTTAGATCTTTAAATCTGTTCCGAATAAACAACGCCTTTCGCGACATCTCTATTAATCTTGTCTTCAAGATCTCGTGTCATGGCTGGCTGTAGTGACTGACCGTAGTTATCAAGTGAAAATATATCAGTGTCGTTATCATTACTATCAAGGGTAGTCATAGTACAGGCCCCACCCAAGCCACAATGTTCTACATCTTTGGCTGGTAAAAGTGATTCCAGCCAATTTTTTATTTCGTTCCCCACCAAAATCTTTCCATTTTTCGTTAACATGGTGGGTACTCTGGTGATTTTATTGTGGTATGCGGGTGGGACACCTTGAGTATTGACATTGTGATAGTGTACAATTTGTTTCAGTTGAGTGTGTCTGTTCACATACTCTACGATCTCCATTGAATGTTTGCACCTCGGGCTGTAGACCAGGAGTGACATCTAATATGTATATGGGATTTTCTAAAAAAAAATTAACGCATACTAGTAAAGATGAATGTCCTTTTGATAATCGCACTTCTTGTGATTATTGTCCTGTTGACTCAACGAGAATCGTTCACAGAGAGCTTTGGTCTTTCAGGCTACACAAAACCAACCGGATCTATTAGATTTGATGATGCCAACCCGGACCTCAGTGCTTACACTCAGGCCGAGGCTAAGGTCAGCAACGATCTCATGGAAAAGTTTATCATGATGACAAACAAAGAAATTTCAAAGCGCACGGGGCTTTGCACGTATGTTATCGAAACCACTTCAGTGAAGAAATATGATAGTAGTTCAAACAATTTGTATCAGTGTGCGTTTATGGTTGTCAAGAATAACGGGTTTGCATTCGGTTTCTCTGTGACAGCTTCGTTTGAAGTTCAAGGTGAAGATGTCAAACTTGTCTCTCTCCGCTCACAACCACTTGGTGTTCAAACACCAACCAATATCGCGCCATACACAGAGGGTTCGTCTGGTAAAGAGTTCTTGGATTACAAGTTAGTAAAAGAAAAGTCAGAACCAACTTTGAGTGAGTTTGAATCGGCTAAAAATAAATTGCGGTAATTGTAATGATCAGTATCAATGATGTGACGAAAATTGATGAAAAAAGAAAACAGATCAAAAAGGAAATATACAAAAAGATATATGAACAGTTTTCTCGAAAGATTAAAAAGGCGGTTGAGTTTGGTAATAAGCAGATATTTCTTACAATTCCGACGTTCTTAGTTGGATACCCGGTATTTGATCGATCAGCGGCCGCCCATTACGTGGCACGTCAATTCAAACATGGTGGTTTCAATGTAAACGTCGTCGGTGAATACGAAATATATGTGAATTGGATTGTAGATAAAAAGAAAGATTCGAGAAATACTGAACATACAGACGAAACACAGTTCCCTGATTTAATGAACCTTAAAAAGATTGCAAATAAGTACAGGAGAGGTGCGTAGTAAAGGGTGTAATTAAAAAACCTCTTAATCATAAATGGATAATTTAAATGTACTGGTTGAAGCCAAGCGCGAATATTTGGGTCAACTTTGCCTTATTATGTCTCCAGCTATGATTGAAGTTTTCCAAGATATGTATGATGAAGCGACAAAACTTTCAAAGGGGCGAAAGACTCTCGTCATGTTCCAAAAACTTCTCAAGGAAGTTCCAAACTGGTCGAACGCCATGTCGAAGCAGCACACCGATAACATCGCGAACCGCTGTGCGTGGTTTAACGACTTGTTGGCGGCTGTTTTTGTTGCGTGTACTAAGATTCTTTCAGCTGTTCGTCTCAAGGCGGACAATAAGAAGATTAGTCTCAAACTTCCAACAAATGAAGTTTTCATTCAAACGTGTTACAACAATGCTGCGAAAGATCTCTACAAAGACCCCTACGTGTTCCACGACGAACAAAGTGAATATGTGCGCGATGAGAAGTTAACTGAGCGTTTTTGTGCGTGTATCGAAGCTAGTGTTAAAGAGCTTATCCCAGTTCAACAAATTCTTCAAACATACATGTCCCAAGAGACCCGAGACATTGACTTGGATGGAGAAATTCAGGATAGCGAAGACCCCGACGTTTTCGAGGGACAAGATGCCGAACCAGAACCATTCCCAGAAGAAGAACAAGAAATGGAACCAATGCCCGAAATTGGTGGTGAGGTGGAACAGTTGCAACCAACCGGTCTCGAAAATGAATTTAAGACCGTCCCCGGTGTCCAGGCCCTTGAACCAGAATGTGAACCGGAGATGCAACCAGTGGAACACCAACCACAACAACCAGAGGAAGATGATAACGTCTTCTTCGGTGATGCACCAGAAAGCCGTACAAAAAAAGTTGCGTATAATTAAATGGAAGATCTCTCCGAATATCTCCGAGACCCCATCAGCGCAGCGATGATCGCCGCCGGTATAACTGCTGGTTACATTCACTTCAAGGCGTATCTCAATAATGAAGGAAAATTAGAACTAAATAAATACACAAAACCAGCGTTGCTCAATGCCATCCTCGTTTATTTCATCGTGTCTAACGGCCTTGGTCAAAAAGAGACTATATCTACAGACCCTTTTTAAACTTAAAGATTTACTTCATATTATAAGAAAATGACTTCCGTGAATGCCTTCAACGACATGCTCGGTCAATTTCTTGTGGAATTGCACAAGACTTTTCCAGAGGAAAAAGACGTTAAGAAAATGATGACTTCATTCGAAGTCTTGCGAACCACGAGTCCCCGTTTGGTGGTTGACGGTTTCATGAAAGGTGTGAGTCCGTACGCCGATAGAATCTCGGCGAAGGATGAAACCTTCCTTTTGAACGAGATTGACACGATTGATTTCTTGAAGGAATTGAACATTAAGAGTTACTGGACTCGTATGAGTACAGGCACGAAAGATGCTACGTGGCAATATCTTCAAACTCTGTACATGCTCGGTACGACTATTACGTCGATTCCAGCGGATACATTGAACCTCATCGAGGGTATCGCCAAGGACTGCGCTGAAAAGATGGAGACGGAAGGTGGTGAACTCGACCAGGCTGCGCTCATGAAGATGATGGGCAGTATGCTTGGTGGACTTCCCAAAAAATAAACCTCATGATATACTAAATGAAGGCTTGGTTTGACGATCCAAAGCAACTCATCAAGGAAAATAAGATTACACAATTCTGGCCCAATAAAAATCAAACATCAGAAGACCGAATTAATGCTGCTTCCCGTTTTATTATTTACGCGACTTGTATTATTTACCTCACACGCCGTGATCCACGGATCTTTATTTTAGGTGGTACGGTTTTGGGTGTTCTTTATGTTATGTACAAGACAAATATGGTTAGAGAAACATATGGTACTCCAGTTTCTGGAGATACTGGATGCCACATGCCATCTATTGATAATCCAATGGGAAATGTTCTCGTCACCGATTACACGGATGCACCAAATAGATTAGAAGCTTGCTATTACCCAAGTGTCAAGCCATTCGTAAAGAGTTTTCTCGATGATAGATTCCCCACGGATTCCGGCCGTTCGAGGACACCACTTCCACAATATCAGCGCAACGCGGCGGCTCGTCAGTTTGTGACCGCCCCAGTGTCTAACATACCAGGAGATCAGACTGCATTTGCCGAGTGGTGTTACGGTTCAAAGGGTGGTCCCGATTGTAGAACAAGACCACAATTATGTGATCCAAATGCCCGTGGTGCTCAGCTCGGTCCATTCAGAGGTCTTGATATTAGTGGTGATAGACGATAAATATTTCTTATGTAATAATAAATGGCGTACCAACTTCAGCCTGGTTTATCAATTGTCCAAAATACCGGAGCAATTGCCCCTGTCAAAGCGACGGACGAAATCTTCGTCTATCCCCAGCCCAGCT